GTGGCGGACAGGGTGATGGCGATGCCGTTGGCATAGATCTGGCCGCCGTTGGACCACCGGAAGTGGATGACGTGCGCCCCGGTGGAGACGGTGTAGGCGCTGTTGAGGAAGAGCTGGCCGCCATACTGGGCGTTGAAATCGTAGAGCGCGCCGATGCCGATATGCATCGACGCGCCGAGGGTGATCTGGCCCTGATTGCCGGCGCCGATGATCGTGCCCTGCCCGGCCGCCGTGCCGGTCGCCGAGGTGGCGGAGAAATTCTGCACGGTATAAGCCGCGCCGTTGTTGGCGAGGAAACAGCTGCCGTTCGCCACCGCGATGCCATGGGCGCCACCGTCGATCACCACCGTGCCATTGCCGCCCAGCGAGCCTACGGCGGACAACCCGGCCGTCAGGGCGCCCTGCGCGTGCACGGTGACGACGAAGCCGCCGAGATCGTAGTTGTTGACGATGGTCGACCAGGCGTGCGCCAGCGTCGCCCACGGGTTGCCAGACGTACCGGCGCCGGTGGTGTCGCTGCCCGAGCTCTCGTTGACATAGAGATCGAGATTGGCGGTCAGACGGATGCGGGTGGCCGAGAGATAGCCGCCTGCGATCAGGGTGAAGATCGCCGTCAGCACCTGGTTCTGCGTCGTCTTCGAGGGCGCGATTCCCGCCGCCGTGAGGACCGAGACCAGTTCTTCCTGCACCATGTTGAACCAGTCGGCATCGAGCTGGGTGGCGGCGGTGCCGGTGGCCGGATTGCCGTCCTCGAAATAGCCTGGCGTGCCGACCGCCTTGGGCACCGGCTCGGTCGGCGTGGCCGTCGCGGTGTCGATCCTGAACATGGAAGCCTCTTTCTATGCGCCGCCGCTTCGCTGCTTGAGCGCTCTGGTGATCAGTTCTGAAATCCGCCGCCGCCGTAGCGGAACAGCACGGTGCGGCTGGCGCGGTTGTGCGCCTGGATCGCGCATTCGAGTTCGGCATTGCCCCACCACGACAGCGGGTCGTTGCAGGTGCCGTCGCAGGTGGCGATCTGCTGCGTCGTCGCCGGCGCGTTGACCGCCCAGGCGAAGCGCCATTGCGGGCCGTTGCAGGGGTCGTCACAGGCCATGCCGCAGGTGGCGGGCAGGAATTCGCTGACGGTGATCGCGTAGCCCAGCGTCTTCGCCAGCGCGATATAGCCGGGCCGCGAGAAGCCGCCGAGATCGCGGATCTTGGCGAGGAGTGCTTCGATGCGCTGCGGATAGGTCTGGCTCGCGCCGGCAAGGCAGGGATCCGGCAGCCCGAAATCCTGCTCCCACTCCGGCAGCAATCCGTCCGTGGTGGCCGGATTGAGTTCGACATCGATCAACTGGCTGAACGCCGCATGCGCCAGCGCCTGCATCCGGGCGATGACGCTCAGCACATTCGACTGCGTGCGCGTCACCTCGCGCGGCCAGGCGAGGCCGCGCGGCATGAGATTCTGCAGCGCGCCGAGGAAATCCTGCCAGGTGAGCGACGAGAGCGGGTTCATCCTTCGCCGGGCTCGGGATGAAGTTTCATTTCTTGTTGCGCCTCAGCTGTAGGTCACGTTGCCCATGGTGTAGAGACGGCCGGCCACGGCGGATTTGTCGTTCGACGGCGAGGTCAGCGCGAAAGGCTGGCCCGCGGCCGCGCCCGCGATCGCCGGGATCATCTGTTCCTGGAACGAGAGGCCGCCGCCGATGGCTGTCTGCGCGAGCAGCGCCGCCAGCGCGTCCGTCACCGCCGCCTGTTGCGTCGTCGGCAGGCCGGAAATGGCGAAGTCGACGCTGGCGAGATTGGGCGCGAACACCGTGCATCCGTCCGTCACCGGGCGTTTGGAATCGATCCACGCCTGCATCGCGGCGAGCTGGTCGCTGGTCGGCGTGATCGGGCTCTGCCCGTCGCAGACGAACGAGAGATCGCAGGTGCCTGGGCCGCTGTTCTGCGGCAGCGCCCAGACGCGCGTCACCGCATCGCCGAGCGGGCCTGTCTTCGCCCAGGTCTCGTAATCGTTCTGCGTGCCGCCCTGCGGCGGCTGCTGCTTGCGGGCGAGGATGCGCGCGCGATAGGCGGCGTCGCTCTCGTTGTCGGTGCCGCCGGAAAGCCCGGAGGAATCAACCGCCGCGGTGCCGTTGACGCCGGCGAGCGCATTGACCAGCGTCAGCGTGGTACCGGGATCCTCGTTGCCGTCCGCCCCGCCCACCACCGCCTGAACGGCAACCGGTGTGCTGCCAGAGATCGTGGCATCGGCGAGGGTGACGAACTGCACCGCGCTGGCGTCCTGCAGCAGCGTGCCTTCGGGAACGTCGCTGCCATCGGTGCCGGTGAAGAGCGCGTTGCCGCCGGCCTGCGCCGCGCCCAGCCGCGGCAGATTGTATTCGGCGCCCTGCACGTCGAGGTAGCCCGACTCCGCGCTCGAGGCGAACACCTGGCGCCAGCCCCAGTCCATGTAGCCGTATTCGCCGTTGATGAGGCCGGGCACCGCGCGAGACAAGACCTTGAGGTTGGACCGGCGCAGGCTCGCGTCCGCGCCCGGCAGCAGCGCGACCGCATAGGCCCAGAATTGCTGGATCAGTTGTGGAAGATTGGGGCGCTGGAAGGGCATGTCAAAGGCAGACCACATTCCAGGTGTAGGCGGTGGCGGCGGCGAGCGCCGTCGCGCCGGAGGTCAGCACCCACACCGTGGTGACGCTCGCCGAGCCGCGCGGCGTGGAGGCGGCGCTCAGGGCGGCCGCGTTGGCATTGGTCGGCGAAAGCACACAGGTTCCGGCCGTATAGGCGCTGGCGAAGGTCACGGTCGCGATGGTGCCGACGACGGGGGATGTGCCGGTGGTGACGGACAACTGGAACGCAGCATCGCTCGCGGCCGCCAGTGTGACAGTCGGGCTTGCGCCCGCCCCAGTTCCGGAGACGACGGTCGGCGCGGTGCCGTTGCCGAGAAAATGCGGCGCAGCGAGGGCGTTGGTGTAGGAACAGCCCGTGTCATTGAGCAGACAGAGTTTCGCCCCGCTGTCTCCGGTGTTGGCTTGGCAGGCAGCGCCACTGTCAGCGAGGATGCCGCATGAAACGGTGTTCAGAACCGGTCCGGAGACCGGATCGATATAATAGACGTATTTTCCCGCGACCGCCTGAATTGGCTGCGTATTCGCGAGCACCGCCCATTTGTTTATGCCGTTCGATTCGAGAATGACGCCGGCGTAGCGCTGCGCGAGACTTATGCCCACGGAATTGTTGATCGTGTCGCTCCCGGACCGCGCGATGAAAATCGTGGCGGCGGCAATCTCGCCACCCTGATCCGAGAAGGTGAACCGCCTCCCGGCCGGAACCGCGCTCGCGAGCGGCAGCGTCCATGTGCGAGTCGCCGTCAGCACCGCCGCGGTCACCACGCTGCGATCGGTCGTGAGCACAGTATAATCCGTGTCGCCGACAGGCGTCTGTCCGCGCACTTCGACATTGGTCACCGCGATGCCGCTGTCCACCACCTTGCCGGTCGCGGTGGAGGCGGTGACCACATCGCCGGGCGTCAGCGTGCCGGTGCACAGAATGAGCGTGCTGGTGGAATTGGCTCGCGCGCGCCAGGCGGCGTCGGCGACCTGATAGAACAGGATGACATCGCGGCACGGCTCGATGGTCTGAGTGGTGTTACCCGAGATCGTGGTGCCGCTGCCGGCGGTCAGGGTGATGGATGCGGTGGCATCGGTGTTGGCGATTTCGAGCCACGGCCCGACGCTGGCGCTGAGGGCCGCAGCGGACGGAAGTGTCCCGGCCATCGCTGCGCCGGAATTGCCCCAGCGCCATTTCCTGAACAGATCGGCGAGCGCGAAGCTCCTGGCGCCGGCGGTCAGGTCGCTTGCCTGCACCATCTGCTCGAGCGTGCCGGTGCCGGGATCGGCGACACTGACGCCGAGATTTTCGCTGGCCGCGGTGCCGGCGCCGGTGAGCGAAGAGATGCTGGGCAGATCGCCGGCCGCCAGGCTGCGCCAGGTGGGCGCGCCGGAGCCGGAGGCCGGACCGGCCAGCACCACATTCTGCGCCTGGGTGCCATAGGCCGGGGTGAAGGTGTGGCCTGTCGCATTGAGCGTTCCGGTCGCCACCCATTGCGTGCCGTCGTAGAGGCGCAAGGTGGCGGGCGCGGTCGAGGTGTCGAGCCAGCGCTGGTTGGCGGCCAGCGGCGTCGGCGCGGATGTGCCGGTGTAGGGAATGCCGAAGGCGCAGGCTGGCGCCCGCCTGGTAGTCCCCGACTGGACGATCGGCACCGCCTCGCCGCACAGCGGCACGCTGGCCGAGGGCAGGGACGAGATGGTGACACCGTTCTGGGCGCCCGCGCCCTCCGGCAGGCTCAGAGTGAGGGCGCAGGCGAGCGCGACGAGGGCGCCAGCGGCAAGTCGTTTCATGGGCGGTCCTTTGGGATCACTGTGACAGAAGGGGCTGCCCGGATTCCGTGAGCAGCGGCGTGGCGCCGTCCTCGCTCAGCAGCACGGGCGTGCCGGAAGGCGAGGCGAGTGCGCAGGGAAGCGGTCCGCCGCCCAGCGTGAAGGTCCAGACGAAATCGTAGACATGGGTGGCGACGGTGCCGTTGGCACCGCGCTGGGCCACCGCGATGGCCAGCCCGAGCTGGTCGCGGCTGATCCATTGCGAGGTGCAGCCGACCGTGGCGGCCACGCCGTCATCGACCAGCCATTGCAGGGCTTCGAGGACGTAAGCCACCGCGCGGGCCGCAGTCTGCGGGCTGGCGACGGCGCGCTTGAGCAGCCACAGCCGCGAGCCGATCAGGTCGCCCGGAACATCGGCGTATGAATCGCCCCACCAGCCGCGCCGGTCGGCGCTGCCGTCTGGCAATTCGTCGTCGGCACTGGCGAGGCGGTCGCTCATCAGCGACAGCGTGATCGCGGTCACCAGCCCCGCATCGCTCTCCATATCCGGCCCGCACAAGAGCCAGTCGAGGTCGAAGTAGAGCCCCTCCTGGATGACGACGGTGGCAATATCCATGGCTAAGGCGCCCGCCCTAAGTCGCGAAGGTTTTGGTCGCCGAGGAGGTGATGCCGCCGTCGCCGTCGAGCAGCACCAGCTTGCCGCCGGTACCGCCGAGATTGATCTGGCCACCGTCGATGTTGACGGTGCCGGTCGCCGCGATGTTCACGTCGCCGCCGACCGTGAGATCACAATCGCCGGTCACGTTCGCCACCAGTTTCAGGGGCGTGGTGATTTCGATGCGGTCGGCGCGGAAGACGATCTGCTGCGCGTTGCCGTCGCGATGGCCGAATTCTCCCGCCGCAAGATCGGTGATCCGCAGCGTCGCGTCATCGGCCATGATGGCGAGGACGTGGGTGCGGGTGCCGAGATTGTCGAGCAGGATGACGGCGCCCGCTTTCGGTAGCGCGCTGAAGCCGTAGGGAAACAGCAATTCGACGTTCTGCAGCGTCTCGCCTGCCATGCCGGTTGCCTGGATCAGCGGCCGGCAGGCGGTGTAGTTCGATAGCGTCAGCGCGCCGCGCGAGATCATCATCCGCGTTTTCGCGGCGAGGCTTTCCAGCATCCGCCTCACGGCGTGGAATTCCAGATGACGTTGGTCCCGCCTTTTTTGCCGGTCTGATCCTTCTCCGGCGCCGGCGTG